TCTTACAAGGGTTTAATGCATAAAACCTATGAATCTGCAAAGATTCGGTGTAAGATATAAATATCTCATTCAGGAAAACAATTGTTATACAATTGTACCCCCACACGATCGCCGTGTGGTATTCTAACTCCCGAGAGAGTTTCTTTCGACTAGTTAACCTCATAGTAGAGTGATGTTTTAATTCCATCTCGAATTTTGCTTTAAGACCTGCCCCAAAAGTCTTAAGATACAGCAGTAGGATCTCCATATAAATACATAATTGGAGAACCAACAAATAAGCCTAACTGAAAATCTTCAGCAATGCTTACATATTTGTCAATACGCATATCCTGCGTGTCAGTACCACTAGGTACATCAATCAATATTTCATGAGCCATTTCTAGCTCAGCATAACGATTAACTTTCCTAGCTGGTAAAAATCTTTGTCCCGCAGTATAAAAACCAGTTTCATACTCTAAACAAGGATTGACAGTCATTGGAGTAACTGCTGTACCTCCTAATCCTGATGCCATAGCATCTAAACGATTAGAACGCATATTTCCTACAACACCAGTATACAGGTGTTCATCTTCTCCATTAGCCTTACCAAGAATATTATGGCGAGCTACGGAAAATGCACCCATCCTATTGGCTGAACCAATAGTAGTGACGATAGCTTTATGTCTCATTCCTCCTCTCCTGCAAGCAAATGCAGGAGTCAAGAAATTGACAAGCGTAGTACTGCAAAAATTGTAACCTGCAGTTGCAGGTACAGAATTAGTAGCAGTATCTTGTCCATTCGTTTCCCATCCTCTATAGAATGGAAAATCATGAACATCTAAAGCTACAGCACGATCAGATGTTGTAGTTCCTACTCCCCCAGGAAAATAACAATTATGATAGTTATACCTACGGAGCAATTCCCTAAGTGAAACAATCCGTTCACCTTGATACACAAGGTACTGATTATTTTCAGGAATAGATTCTCCAGCTGCAAATGAATCTACAGCTTCCACGACAGTGGGAGAGTTGGAAGTATCCTCTGCAGATGCCAAAGAGGCATCTGGAGCTAGTTCAGACTGTTGAGCATGAACAGAGAGCAAGGATATGTTTTTGGTTGTTGGAACAGCAACTGCAAAATCATCACCAGCAGCGACCCAGACTTGAATTTTCACGTCAGCAGCAGTTAGAGAAGGGGTTGCCAACTCATTTACTACATAAACAGTAATTGATCCATTGTCATATAAACCACCACAAGTTACGGGATTTACATCATCATAAATTGTAGCTGGCGCGATAGTGCCCAACCCAGCATTCAACGCCCAAGCGCGAATGTCAGCCCATTTTACTTCATATTCGAAGTCTCGATTCTCAGAAATATCAATAACTGTAGAATAAGTTTGGTTAAATGGGATAGCACCGCCTGGTGATGTAGCTGGATTATAAACTACACGAATACGTCCTCGATGATATTCAGAACACACAACATTAAATCGAAATTTAATAGATCCTTGCCATGCCTCAAATGGTGTTGCGGCATAAGCAAGTGCTGTGGTATGAATTTCAGTAACAGGAGCTGACACAACAGTATCTCCATAAAGAGGAGCTACTATCATAGATGTCAACATCGCATCCGTTGTTGCTGCTTCTGGCCAATCAAATTGTCTAAAATAAGACCATCTTTGTGCAATAGAGTTTACAGTTAACTCATCTTCGCCCCCAAGACCCATTAATCTAGTATCTACACTCAATTCATTTTTTGAATCAAGTGTTAACTTAATAAGGGCCTCAGGAGCATCAGAGTTTGTCATATTACCCATAACACGCAGAGTAAAAGGTGAAATATCTTGCAAAATTTGAGGGCGAGAATATCCAAAAATGCGTGCTACGTCTCCGATTTTCGTGGAAACCATAGAAGTAGCTTTCGCATAAGGTGCCAATACTGGAATTCTAGATAACGCATCTGCAGCCGAAGCTATTGCAGACGCAGGTTTACTAATTAATCCTCCACTTGAAAACTCATCATTAGATGATGTGTTGGAAGATTTCTTCATTGATTTATTAGATTTAGTATTGGCCTGTTTACTGTAGGGTTTGGGAAATCCAAACTCATCAAGATCGGCTTCATCCACCGCACCTTGAGCAGATGCAGTAGTTGGAACCGAAAGAGTAAGGTTCTCCGCCCAACAGAAAACAGTAATTGTAATGGGGTCTGTACCCCCATTGGCATGATTTAGAACATCGAAATCGTGAATATCAATTTCTCCCATTTCATCAGGCCAACCAGCCTTCGTAATATCCAAATAATTCTCTGGCCAAATAAATGGCAAAAGCATTTCTCCTCCCTGAGAAGAAGTAGGATCTAACAAAAGATGTGGCTTTTGGGAAGCTTGCATCAAGTCTTCTGGAATAAAAGTTCTATTTACAGTGACTTCATCATCAGTTACAAAAGGATTGTAAGATAACAAAGCACGACCGTAATAAAAACTATTACCATTAACTAAAACCTTCAAACGAAGGTTACAACGCAAGTTACGATAGCGATTAATTTTATCAAGGACATCAGCATTGCCGAAAAACTCGGTCCACGGATTGAAACGTGTAACCGACAGCGCAGCTGAAGGAGTCCATTGATACTCTTTGATTTTAATCGGCCTACTGAGGAAATCGCCCAGTTGAGCGTCAGAGAAACCCGAGAGTTTTGTTGTTTCATCGGGGCTTGCGACGATGTCGTATGACCACGGTGAGTCCCCATCGACGAAGTTTGTCGTTTGGGCGCTCGAAAGATTCGAGACTTTGGAGATGTTATACGCTGCACCTCCGTCAGCACTTGAATTATTTTGGCTAGTAAGTAATTTAAGTATATTGGATTGGTTACGCTACTTTACGTTCCATCCTCAGTATATTTGGTTGATTGGCGAAATCTCCCCTAAATAAGGGTAGTCTACTGACTGCCATAAACATGCAAGCCTATATATAGTATACAAACATACAAACTATCTAACATACGGTAATCCAATACATGAGTGCTATTTTAAACTTATCACCACGAATAGCTCCGGGGTTTGCTCAAGTTTTTCGTCATTTCAGGACGGTGCTGCCAAATTAGCAATCATACTTCTCTTTAAACAACGCTAAACGTTGATCATAAGTGATCTGAAGTTCAGAACACATATGAGAGAGGTGTGCCTTTTCAGCAACCTGAATCATTTGCTCACGGCGCAATTCATACTTATCGCGTCCATGTTGAAACCATTCTCTGAGAGCACCATCAATATTCATGGCACTCTGGTCTTCGGGGGAAACTACCTTAGACTTCAAAACAGAGTGAAGTGATTTGAAAATAGATGCCTCTTGTAGAGCACCATGAATCAATCCTGTATCAGGATTAAAAATATTATGGCGCTTCAAGAAATCGACATCCCTATCATTCATATAAGGTGTTGGTTCAGATTCTTTATCAGGCATAGTGAAAACCATATCACGTTCTGCCAAGAATTGAGCAAAAGAGATATGATTGAACCAATCAAATCCCTTACGGACGGAACCAGATACATCATCACCATATGTCATCATCGAACCATTTCTACGAAAAGGTTGAGGAGGGCCAAGTTCAGCAGGCCACATATGAAAATACGCAGAGCGCATCAACAATGAGTTGACAATACAGTTAATGTATACAGTAAGATTTTGTCCTGATGGATTCGATCCGCGATGAATAATGATATCACCATTATAAGAAACACACGCAAATGCAATTTCTGTGGCAATTCCTTTCATAACGAAAAGTTCAGGAGCAGAATAATCTCCACACTCTTCAGCAATATTGATCATGCATTTGAAAGCAGCAAGAATAAGCGATGCAGGCATCCTTAAATCATACTTACTGTAATCTCCAGCAAACACTCGGTCAGAACCGAATTTTAACATATGCTTAGCGAGTTGGTCCCATTCCGGACCTTGAGCATTTACTCCTACAGCACACTCTGATGTCAAAGGAAATATTGACATAATACGAGCGATAGGAAGGAAGTATTTACGAATCAGCAATTGGAAAGCAAATTCGCATGCTTGAAACACACGTACTTTCTCCTTGCCTTTCTTTGTAGGCTCATCCTTAACACAGGCTTTGAAAATGGCATAACAACGCTCACCTCGAGCAAGAAGTTTTTCCATATTCCTAAACTCTTCCATAATTTCCTCATCGCATTCAGCGGGACACATATGGTCGGGATAGTCCTCAGGATCTAGCAAGCGAATACAATCACTTTTAGGGCCAGAAAGAGGAAAGCCTTTAGAAGTTCCCTTAGGAATAGCATCAATAAATCTTTTACCATCAACTCCACACAATGATTGCATATCGTTAAGTGGTTTCAATTCTTTGAATACCATATCTTTGAAATCTTCATGAAGAAGAACTTCTGTTAGTCCGTTGCAATAATCTTGCACAGCACTATCAACAAGAGATGGTTCAACACCAGCACTTGGATTAGCAGAGTGAGTTAAAGATTCTTGCCACATTTTCCAAGAGTGAAATTTTGGTGGTCCAAAATCATTTGGTACTCCAGTTACTTCTTCAACAATATCAGAAATAGGGGTAGGAATAACAGAACTCTTAGTATGAGTAGCACGTTGATTATTTTGTCCCACATACTCAACATTACTTCCTAAAGGAAGAAAGTTAAGTGGTGATTTGGGATGTACATCTTGATTGATGACAACTTGCTTATCATATTTGGTAACTGGAAAGTCACCATTCACATGGCAAGGGAAAGTACCCTTCCATTCCTTGTGAGCGTCATGAATAGCTTGGTTCAATTCAAGACGTGTGATGTGCAACGCTTTACCACTGGAATTTCCAGTGACGCCGCGTAAATGAATGCCAATAATAGTAGGGCGAGCAAACGCACCTACTAGAGTAGCCATGCACATACCAGTAAAGGTATTATAAGGTGCATTATATTGGTATCCAGGTCCTCCGGATTCAGAGTTTCTAATATAATTAGCACGAATTAAATCGTCCCTCACTTCTCCTGTCTGATCACGATAGATCAGATGAGCAGAACCTGATGCAGTACATTCATTTGGAAATAAATCCACAATATTCTTATAAGGTCCGCCTGACTCAATAGAGACTAAGCAAGCATCTTTTCCAGGAATTGGAATCATGGATTTAACACTAACATAGCCCCTGAAAGTAGAATTCAGGTTAGAAGGATCTCCTTTAGTAACGAGAACTTTCATATCTTTACGATTTTCAAAAATATGTAGCGGCATAAGATACATTGTACCTCCTACAGCTAAAATATCGCAAGATTGTTGAAAGCCATTTTCAACAAATTTGGCATGAAATAAATTATTAGTTACACGAGAAACCACTTGTGCTTCTGTCATAGTAGCATTTTTAGGAGTCACATGAAGGGAGGCAGCAACAGCATTCGCCCAAGGATTTACTTCTTTATCTCGTTTTTCAATCTCTTCAACAGTCTCAGGTGCGAGAACTGTCTGCTGCTCATGTACTGTCCTCATCGTAATGACTAAGGAATACAAAATTTTTGCAACAACACAGATAGAAAAGAATTGAACTGCCTTACACTTCCGAATAGAAGCAAAAAGATCATGCGTTACATCTCGCCGTGAGGCAAGTTGATCACACATATCACTCTTCCACTTCGTAAGTACACTATAATGAATTAAAGCACACATAAGAAATGCGAAGACAATTAATGAAAGGGAGAAACATCCGAAAGGTAAACCAGTAAGACACATGAACATAAACATCATAATCATATTATTACGAGAAGCCCGTTCAAGTTCCAAAAATTCTCTAACATGATAAAACATGTAAAGTTTCTGGATCACAGGACTCTCTACTACACGTAATGGTAGTCGAACAGAAATGGCATTCATTGTTGGAGTGAATTTGGTAAATTGCTCTCGAATAGTATCGAATGAAATTTGAGGCATAGCTTGTTTATCAAAAGCCTTAGAAATATCAGACCGATCATAGCATTCCCAATCGGAATCGGGTGCTAAAGTAGCAGTAGAAATAGAATAATCTAATGAAGAAAGAGAACTTTCCTCAACACCAATAGGTGCTTCTTCTGGAAGATAAATTTCAGGCTCTGGTACTACACACTCACATAGCGTATGGGCTAATAAGCAAGTAGTGCAGTATTGACGAGAAGAATGCATTTTGCCCGACTTGGCAACAATACGACGTTGATTGTCGAAATGTTTTTTACACATAGAAGTGGCCAATTTTAACGTATCGTGAATGTTGAGGGGCTTATCATCCTGTAATTTTCCACTAGCAGGAGATGTAAGGGTAACCTTATTACGCATATCGGGTAGATGAGCGTAGATTTCCCAAACATCAGTTTCAAAATCTTCTTCAGGAAAATCAGCCATAGCCTTAAAAGAATCCAATCTTCCATCAGGAAGTCTGTATTCAGGCTTAGGTCTCACTTCAAGGTGAAGATCAGCACGACGTACAATGGAACCAGGGTTAATGGATCCGAGTCGAGCATGATTAGAAAGTGGAGAATTACTAGTCACCATAAAAACGCAAGGGCGAATTTCAACTTTTCCTTTTTCATGAAGGTCAGCTTTATTCGCATAAGTGATCATATTATTATTAATATCGATCATACGTTCTACAGGTGATTTATCAAGAAATTCGGCTTTAGTATTGCCCATATCGTCAAAATAAATTCCTTGAGTATCTCCTTTAAGAGTAGAGTCAAATTTGTCAGATTCCTTAATAATAGCTGTATGCTTGGGATCCGGGTCTGCACCCGCAATACTCAAACAGTCAGACATCATCAATTGAGCGACAGTAGACTTACCTACACCAGTATCACCAAAAATATATCCGGTGAATGGGGCGTATCGGAGAGTTCCATCAATTCGCTTAGCTGAATAAGCTGCGCGATTAACTCGTAAAGTTGTGAGACGTTTTTCTAAAACACCAGATTGCCAAGTTCCTTTTGAGGAACGATAAGCATTCTCGGCCATTTCAATAGCCTCTTCGAGCATAGATCCATATTCTAGATCATTGATGGGACGATAAACACCCTTATAAGTAATAGGATTAGCACACAGGTTAAAAACCATAGCATGCTCATGTAATTCAATAAGAGTGAAATAGATATCATCAAATTCTCGACCAGCATCGGTCGTGAATAAGAGAGGTGCCAGGGAACCTTGCTTGAAACATTCATATCCACCTTCAATGAAAGTGATGATAGTATCAAGCATAGCGCCCATGAAATCAATAGCAGTAGCATGCTTACGCACACTACCTGCTCTGAAAAGTTCAACGCCTTTAACGTTCCAAGATAAACTCGTCACACTACATAAGCCAATAGAAGCGGCTAATGAAATAAGATTAGAGATTTTCTCAAAACAAGGTGCAGAACGCACGGTCGCCCAATTTTCACGTAAATCAGG